AAAACATTAAATTATCCAACACTTTCGTTTTTGGCTATCGAGAAAAACAGCCCGACGCCGGTTTGGGAATGGGCTGCCGCATATACAGCTCGAGCCGCTGCTGCTTTCACGATTGACCCTGCCAGACCATTGCAGACATTGACGCTTTTAAAAATTTCTCCGGCCAAGAAAGAGGAACGTTTTTCAAAAACAGAGCGGAATGGGCTGGCTTCAAATGGCCTTGCAACCCAAACCGTTTTTAACAACGAAACGCCGCAAATTGACCGAGAACAGACGTCTTACCAGTTCAACTCTTACGGACGGCCTGATAACAGTTATGAAGTCGCAACAACTTTATCCACTTTGGACGAAGTCTTAACCAGATTAGCCAATTCAATCACATCTAAATACCCACGGCATAAGTTGGCAGATGACGGTACGTTTTACGCATCTGGACAGGCAATTATCACGCAAACAACGGCAAAAGCTGAATTGGTCACCGAATATTCGCGCATGGTTTACGATGGTCTCGTTGAAAATCTTCGAGATTTCAAGAACAATTTAATTGTCCAGCGCAGTGACACCAACCCGAACCGCTTGGAAATTCTTTACGACCCGTACTTAATCGGCGGGCTGCGGTCGTTCAGCGTTTTGGCCCAGTTCAGGCTGGCAGCAGCGACTGATTTTCAGGGTATTTATTAAATATTAAAAGGATCATAAATAATGACAGCAGCAAATCGGATTGCCGGCATTGCTTGGTTAAAAGTGGATGGCCGACAATATCCATTACGCGGCGGTTTTACTGTGTCGCCGTCTCCCACAGAAAGAACCGGCATTGCCGGTCAAGATTACGTTCACGGTTATAGCGAAATGCCTCGAGTTCCATTTATTGAAGGAGATGTGTCGACAACGCCTGAAGTCTCCCTTGAAACTCTTCAAGCCATTACTGACGCTACCGTGCAGGCAGAGCTTGCTAATGGGAAAACATACGTTTTGCGAAATGCGTGGACAAAATCGGCGTTTGAAATAAATACGCGCGACGGTCAAATACGTGTGCGTTTTGAAGGCTTGGATTGCCAAGAAATTAATTAATTTGGAGAATTAAAAAAATGGCTGAAGATAATAAAACAGTCGATGATAATGCGAAACAAGCAGACCAGACCGGTGACAATAAAGGCAAGTGGGATAATGGTCTCTATTGCTTTCCGCTGACGAAGAAAATTACTGCCTACAACGAAGAACTTAGCGAAGTAAAACTTCGTGAGCCGACGGGCGCCGATATTATCAATCACGGTATTTTTGTCTCGTTTGATTCTGACAATAAAATTGAATTTGACACAAAAATCGGCGGTGATCAGATTGCCAATTTGGCCGGTATTCCAAAGTCAAGTGTTTGCCAGATGGCGCCGAAAGACATCATTGCAATTTTTTGGATTTTAGCCCCTTTTTTTCTGCCCGTCTGACGGGCGAAAGCATAGTTGATGAAATGCTCGACACGGCTATTGAGCTGGCTTTTATTTACAAAACAACGCCGATGAATTTTTTATCGCTACCCCGTGCCGTGCTGAACCGACTGTATAACCGAACAACTGCCTACATGGACGCTAATAATAATACGAAAGAGGAATAAAAATGGAAGAAGTTGTTCGCCTGCCGATTAAGGTTGTCGACGAATATTCCGGCCAGCTTCGTGCTCTCCAAGAATCTTTCAAAAACATCAAACAGCCGGATTCTGTCAAAAATCTTAGCCAGACATTCGATAAAATAAAAGAAAGTGCCCACAACCTAACGTCTTTCTTAGAAACCGGCGTTAAAGCAGCACTTTCGGGTGTTGGTATCGGTGCTTTTAGTGTTACCGCCGGCATAAGTGCCATTGCCGCATCCTCGCTTTCCTTTGGCTCGACAATTGTCGGTTTGAAACGTGTTTCAGATGAAACCGGCATTTCTATTCAAAAACTGAATTTGCTCACCAAAGCTGCCGGTAAATTTGGTGTTTCGAGCGAAACGATTGCGCCGTCGATTAAAAAGTTAACGGAAAACTTGCGAGATTTGAGTTATGGTTACGGTTCTTTGCCGGCGCTCAATAATGTTAAAGGCGGTCCTGAACTTTTAGCACGTTTAAAAAAAGCAAAAACGGTTGATGAAGCTAACCAGATTGCACTTGATGCAATTGCCAATACAAAAGACAATGTTTCGAAACGCCGGCTGTCAGCCATTCTTTATGGCAATGAGGAAATGGCAAATTTTGGCCTACGTGGCAAAGCCGCGATGGACAAAACGTTAAGCAACACCGGTCAAGACATCCGGCAAATTAAGCCGGACGATATAAAAAATGCCGAAGC